GGTGCTGGTGATAGCTCCATCCCCCTGCGAGGAACCCGTGCCTGCCGTTACACCTACCGACACATCAAAAGTAGGATCATTTAACACTGGACTCGTGAGAGTCTTGTTAGCTAATGTTTCTGCCAATGCTATCAGCGATAACGTACCGTCTGAATCAGGGAACGTAAATGTCCTAGTCGTTCCAGTAGAAATACCTGAACATTGGAACTGAGCATCCTTAGTTGTATCAGCGTTGTCTTGAAGCGTAAAATTATCATCATCAATAGTAGAAACAGTACCAGCAGAAAAAGCGTCAATCTGTGTCTGGATATTACTGGTCAACCCATTTAGATAACCAAACTCCGTATTACTAATAGTCCCATTATGAATCTTTGTAGCTGCAATAGCTGCGCTTGCGTTAACATCAGAGTTAACAATAGTACCAGCTACAATGTCTGCGCTTACTACTGAACCACTTAAGTTTAATTTTGAATATGCTATCGCAGCAGAAGAATTAACATCAGCGTTAACTATAACATTGCTTCCAATAGCAACCACACCAGCGTTGCTACAAGTTGCATCCCCACTAAGAACGAAGGCACTATAGTCACTACCATCAGCTATCATGAATGCTGTATCTGTTACAGCAATACTGTCATCAATAAAGCTAATCTTAGGGCCAGTAACAGCGTCATCTATGATGTCTCCTGTAGCTACTGCTAAAGAGCTGATGGTAACTACACCAGCACTTGTCATGGTAGCATCACCAGACATGATGACATTAGTGAATACACTACCAGTGCCTACCAACATGTGTGCGCTGGTAGCTGCCAATGAGTCATCAACGAAGCTAGCCTCTGCTGGGGTTACCGCATCATCAGCTAGCTCTGCTGTATCAACAGAGTTAATTGCAAGAGCTGCAACGCCTGCATTACTAACTGTAACATCACCGCTGAAAATGAAGGCACTATAGTCAGTGCCATCAGCAATCATAAAAGCCTTATTGGTAACAGCTATGCTGTCATCAATAAAACTTATCTTAGCCCCAGTTACCGCATCGTCAGCAAGGCGTGCAGTAGTGACGAATCCAGTTGCCTCAATAGCATCAAGGCGAACGTCTGCAGCATTCGTCTCCGTTAATATCTGGTCAAGTTCTGCGTCCACCTTGGTAGCACTAATGGCTACCGGAGGTGTCGCATCACGATCAGTCTCGAAGTCATGTAGTCTTGTTAATGTTGCCATCCCTTAGACTCCGTTAAATTATGCAGACAATGGGCCAGTTGTTAATCCACCTTGGCCTACTATGTACCATTTTGAGTTTGTATACAGAAGATGAACAGAGTCACCAACATCAGCAAACGTAATAGTTGTATATCCACCCCCACCACCTGCTGGTGTGAGAACCGAAGTTCCACCATCAACCACCATTACTACGTATAGATGCTGTCCTTCTGCACCTGCTGCTAAAGTCCACGCATCCGTACTGGTGGAAGTAAGCTCTGCAATAGCCCCAGTAATAGGACATGCACCAGCACCACTAAGAACAGCCGTTGCTGACAGGATAGGAATCTCATCCGTTTTCTGTGATACATTAAGCTCCGCTATAATCCCAGAGATATCATCCTGAATGTCAGACGAATTCAAATCTGGATCTAAGTTTGCACCCCAAGGTGCTTTGCCTGTACCTTCACGCCTCGTGTCAGTATAGGAACCTGTTTGAGTTACAGTTGCCATCTTGCTCTCCTTAAGTTATTAATCGTTAGCTCTAAACCCTGCGTTTGCATATTTTACACCATAAAAAGCTATGCTAATGTCAGCCGTATGAGTTGCTGTCCATGAAAATTTAATAGCTCTGCCCATACCAACCATCGGGATTAAAACTTTATTTACATCTGGGAAATCCCAGTAAGCCTCATCCCAAAACACCTCATCCCACTCAGAAAAAAGCGACTGTAAGTAGAACGTCTTATAAGATATCGTATCAAAATCAAAATAGACATCCAAGTTAAACAAGCCAGCAGACCCGCTCCCTTTGAACTGGAAATATTTGAACATCTTTTTTATACTGATGTTATCAAACCATAACCAAGGCGTGTCCCACTTCCATACCACGTTGGTAGAGTCATCACCATCACCGTATACATCATTACTACTTGAGTCTACGTACTCCCTATAAACTCTGCCAAACTCTCCACCACTCAATATCTCGTCATCTGGAGTTCTAACTGATTCGTAAATAGTTACATCTCTATCCTCCATCCATGCTTTGATCTCGTAGTCGTATATATAACGTCTACTGATAGATGGAATATTAATCCAAAACTCATTCTCAGTCTTATGGTTTACAACATTAACCTGATCCCCATTGGCAACAGCACGCAAAAGTGGATTGATTCGGTCACGTATATTGTCACTTAGCTTCTTTGTTTTTAACCCTTGGACAATAAGCTCATTCTTCATTGAGTTTAAGCCATCAGTCTCAACCAAGTAGTTGTCTAGACCAACTTCGTCCATAGCGCGATGACTCATGGAGCCTGTGTTGTATACTGTCTTATCTATTGCTATATCGGAAAACGTAGCAGGTACCGTATATGTTACTATGTGATTCTTCAACGCAACAATTAGAGAATTAGTTTGCCCAAGCCTGTTAAGTCCCGTGATGGTATCTCCCCTAGCAAGAACAGCAGCTAGATCAATATCAATAAAATCAGAACTCGTACTCCAATCATCTTCATCGTCTACTGCGCTCCCTACAAACTGAGTTTTGCGATTTGTAATACCAGAAAGCCAGACCCTGTTATTAAGGGAAAACACATACTTCCCTTTTGGGGGAGTATCTAATAAGTCAATAGCAAAGTAACCAGTGTGTGCTGACGGAGCAGTTGTTCCATCATTCAATGAACCAGTTGTCTCCGTATGATTAGCACCAAGAGTTAATGGAGAAGCGTTCTGTAACTTTCCTTCCCCTGATACTGTATGGTAGTAAACATTCCAACCTGTAGCTCCTTGTAATGCAGCAAGTGCAGTAACAGTAAGAAGATCATTGGTTGGTACTACTTGCGTTACTTCTTCCGAGGCAATAGACTGACCACCTGCAGTGACATATGTGACCGTAACATAATACGTGCGACCCGCTTTAGATCCTGATGTAGTTGTTCCTGTACCGGGAACTACTGGCTTCGGTGTGTACCCATACTTAAAAGCATTGTCTGTTCCATTACTAAGTACCATCTTATTACTGAACATAGCCCAATTAAGAGGAGTGTCAACAGTAAGCCCAGTTTTTAATACAACATCAAATGCGCCAGTAGAGGCTGTATATCTTAATAGCCTGCTATCGAACTGCCCTAACACTTCAAACGTACCGGGATAGTCACCTTCATAGACAGCAAGCATTTCACATCTAGGGCCAGCCTTTAACAAATCATAAATTATATCTTGTGTTGCATCTGCAGACCAGCCACTATTTTTAGTGTCAGAAGAAAAAGCTGTTGTTGCATCACCGGGACTAGATGAATCCGTTCCCATGTCTACTGAGTTGCTTACGCTCCCACCATCGTACTCAAGTAAAACAGCATAAGCAGCAGCACCTGCTACATAGGGTTCCTCAAATGTAAACTCGTACAATACATAGGAACCTGTCAAAGTAGCTGCCATTAAATGTATCGACTCAGCAACTAGTGCTGATCCAGTGGGGATACCAGCAGCAGATGTCCAAATTTGCGCTTTCATCGCTCCCACAGGCGAACCTGTCTTCTTTAGATAAAACTTAACACTCTGCACTGACTCGCTAGCTAGAGTAATAACAAAACCAACATGCTCATTATTCCCAGAGTACATTGATATTGCATCATCCCGATTCCCTACAGCGTATGAATCTATGCTATTGCCCGATGCATGTTTAGCGGCTACACTGTTAAAGAATGTACGGCCTCTGCGCTTACTAACCTCTCCATTCAAAGCAACCCTTGAGTTCTGAAGCTCTGTAGCAAAGTCTGCCGATATATTACCTTCACCAACAGCAATATCAAACAATCCCTTATTGTTGGACTCAAATATTTTTTGCTTTAAAGGCATTTAGTAACTTCCAGCAATATCGTTTACAGGGTTATAGTTCTTCCTAGTCAATGGTCTAAATCTTACAGACCCACGATTTCTAGCCTGTACCTTCTTTAGAAGATTACTGGCTAATGCCATCTCTCTGTCTCGCTTCGCAAAATCCTGATCATACTCGGCATATTTGCCCTTCACCATATGGCGAATTATTACTTCTTGGTGTGGAGTTGTATCTGAATCAGCAGACAAATCAGACAACTCTCTCTGATACCAGTACGTCATCACCTTGCCATTCTCTGACGAAGTAGGTGTTGGGAAGACTTTAATTTGGTCAACCTGAGAAGAATTTTTGCCCCAAGGAACCCATATATAAGGAAGCCCGGTGTCCCCTGTCATTATGTAACGCTGGAACTCCTGATTAGTCTTAACCTTCTTGACAAACTGATCGTCAGAATCTATGTAAAACCTCTCCCCTATAATAAGATTCACATCTGCATCGGACGCTAGCACATACTGTTCCGTATCAGTAACAAGAGTAACATTAGCTGTCTCCTTGAGGATATTGAACCGCCCAAATATATTAATTTCAGCTATAGCTTCATTTATATAATCAAGGATTCTCTGCTTAGCATCGTTCACAAGGCTTGACGAAGAGTCAAGGCCAAGATCACGCAGTATCGGATTTCTAATTGTAGATAGACTCATTACCCCTCCATCACCTTAGTCACCACATCGCCCCAGAGCTTTGCCTGAGTTTTTGCGTCATGGTTCTCATGTACCTCGTTGTATGCGTTCTTTCCCATCTTGCCCCTCTCCATAGGGTGCGCGATGAGATACTCTAAATAAGTTTCTGCCTCTTCCAGCGTGTTGTACAGCATCCCTGTAACCCCATGTTCCACAACATGTGAATACGGTGGGATGTTTTTCAGAACACATGGCACTTTTAACGCTGAGTACTCTATCCATTTGATTGCACTCTTACACCTGTTAAAGAGATCATCTCGCAATGGAATAATAGCTACGTCAGAATCAATCAATGCCTGCTTGTATGGGTGCGCATAAGTATGTACCCACTTATGATGAAAATGCTGCCCTTGTTTTACATCCTTAAACAGACCTTTGAACTCTTGCCCGCAAACCTCAAGCTTGAGTTTCTTGTGCTTCTTTAAAAGATTCTTTATTAATGGGGCAACCTCTACCAAGTCATGATAATGTGATGAGCCTCCATGCCAAGTCAACCTTGTAAAGCCATCGTTGACAAACTTCTTGGGAGTCCATTGGTCAAAGTCAAGCAAGTTGGGAAGCACATAAGTGTTAGCATTGTACTCGCTATAGAAATCTGCAAGCTCTTGAGTGGTAGTAGTTAACGCATCTGCTTGCCGCAAACATTCCTTAGCAAACTTAGTCTTCTTCTTATTCCTTGCTATATCAAACTCACACGTACCGTCTTTCCAAATCTGTACATCCTTGCCATCAACCCTAACGGTTACATCTTCTACCCCCATATCCCTATAGTGTGGGCTAAGCGGGTTCAGGTTGAAAACATTATCATCGTGATCTATAATTATCTTCTTGGGGACAGTCTTATGCTGCTTTAAGTTAGTGATCAAAGATAGCATCTTTTCACTACAAGCTCTTGGCATAAATACAACATCAGCCTCCTGAAGCAACTGAAACAAATCAGCGTCAGGACAGTCAAT